GTATTGTGTTTGAAAATTGTAAATTTGACAACGCACTACTTGAAATAGATACAGAACAAAGTGTTACTTTCTTAGGTTTGGAAGAACAGAAAGAAGAAAGAAACAGAAGTAGAATCAAAGAGCTTTTAGAAAAGAAAAAGCAAAAAGAACAACAATCTTAAATTAATTAAAAACTATGGAAAAAATATTAACAGAAAATCCTGGTAGGTTTGTCATCTTCCCAATCGAACACAACGATATATGGGAATATTACAAACAACACCAAGCCGCATTTTGGACGGCAGAAGAAGTCGATTTAACAAATGACATCAGAGATTGGGAAAATTTAACAGACAATGAAAAATTCTTTATTAAGAATGTATTGTCGTTTTTTGCAGCTTCAGATGGTATTGTAAATGAAAACTTGGCTGAAAACTTCTACCGAGAAGTTCAATATCCTGAAGCTAAGTTTTTCTACGGATTTCAATTAGCAATGGAAAACATTCACTCATTAATGTATTCGTTATTGATTGATACGTACATCTCAAACGCTAAAGAAAAGGATGAGTGTTTCAATGCGATTGACAGATTACCTGCGGTTCAAAAGAAAGCTAAATGGGCATTAGAATGGATTGAAAAGGCATCATTCGCAGAAAGATTAGTCGCGTTTGCGGCTGTTGAAGGTATCTTCTTTTCAGGGTCATTCTGTTCTATTTTTTGGATGAAATCAAGAGGTATCATGCAAGGTTTATGTAATGCTAACTCACTTATCTTTAAAGATGAAAACTTACACTGTGATTTTGCAATTCATTTGTTGAATAACCATTTGGAAGAAAGACCATCTGAAAAACGAATTAAAGAAATATTACTTTCAGCATTGGAAATTGAAAAAGAATTTATTACTGAATCACTCCCAGTATCTTTAATTGGTATGAACTCAAACTTGATGAAACAATACTTGGAGTTTGTTGTTGATGGATTGTTAGTTAAGATGGGATGTAGTAAAGAATTTAACGTAGAACAACCATTTAAGTTCATGGAACAAATTGCGGTTGAAACAAAGGGTAATTTCTTTGAATCAAGAACAATGGAGTACCAAAAAGCTAAGTTAAACGAAACTATAACATTCACAGACGATTTTTAAATTTTATAACATGTCATTAAAAATAATTAAAAGAAATGGAGACCTTGTGGCATTTAACCCACAGAAAATTTACAACCGTGTAAAGCGCTCCGCAAAAGGATTAAGTGTTAACTCTGATGAGATTTTCATCAAAGTTATTACTTCTGTACCGACAGAAGGTAAAGTTACTACTAAGGAGTTAGATAAGTTGATTTATGAAATAGCAGCAGCATATACAGGTAGTCACCACGACTACTCAAGACTCGCTTCTTCAGTGGCTATTTCATCTTATCATAAAGAAACTTCAGATAGTTTTTGTGATACTATGAAAGTATTACACGGAGACGGTATCATTCACGAAGAGTTGATGAATAAGATAAATCAATATGGTGAAGAAAACATTGACTCTATTATCAATCATGAAAATGATTATAACTTTGATTATTTTGCTTGGAGGTCTCTACAAGAAATGTACTTGTTAAAAAGACCAAGTGGACAAGTTGTTGAAAGACCACAACATATGTATATGAGAGTTGCTTTGTGGGTTACAGATACGTTGGAGCAAGCTAAAGAATATTATACTTCTTTATCAAACCAACTAATCTCTAAGGCAACGCCTATCATGATTAACTCAGGTACTAAAGTTCCACAATTGGCATCTTGTGTATTACATTACAATGACTCTGATTCAAGAGAAGGTTTGTTAGGAACTTTGAGAGACATCTCAACATTCTCTTCAGATGCTGCGGGTATCGGACTTTCAATGTCAAATATCCGTAGTAAAGAAAGTAGAATTTCAACTTCAGGTGGATATGCCGGTGGACTTTTGAAATACTTAAAAATTGTAAATGAATCTCTCAGATTCTTTAATCAACAAGGTCGTAGACCAGGTAGTGCCGCAATCTATCTTGAACCATGGCACAAAGATATCTTTGACTTATTAGACATTAAAAAGAACACAGGTGCAGAAGAACTAAGAGCTCGTGATTTGTTTACGGCACTTTGGATTCCTGATAATTTTATGAAGGCAGTTAAAAACAATGCTGATTGGTATTTGTTCTGTCCTAATGACATTAAAAAGGCAGGATTAAAAGCATTACAAGAATGTTATGGTGAAGAATACGAAGAAGTGTATAACACGGCAGTTAGTATGGGTCTTGGTAAAAAAGTTAAAGCACAAGACATTTGGACTAAAATTGTTGAATCACAAGTAGAAACAGGTGTCCCTTATTTATGTTCTAAGGATAATGCTAATAGAAAAACTAATCACCAAAATATTGGGGTAATTAAACAATCTAACTTGTGTAATGAGATTTACCAATATACAGATGAAAAGACTACGGCTATTTGTACTTTATCATCTATGGTATTAAAAAACTTCGTAAAAGACGGTGAGTTTGACTTTAACTTATTGTACGAAGAAACACGTAAAGTTGTGAGGTCGTTAAACAAAGTCATTGACATCAACAACTACTCAACCGAAAAAGGACGTAGAGGTGGATTAGAACAAAGAGCTATTGCTATTGGAACACAAGGTTTAGCTGATGTATTTTATTTAATGGATTATACTTTCACATCTGATGAGGCAAAAAAATTAAATAAAGGTATTTTTGAAACCATCTATTACGCTGCCATTACAGAAAGTAACACATTATGTATGGACGGTAAGTACCAACCTTATGAGTTCTTCAAGGGGTCACCAATGTCAAAAGGTATTTTCCAATTTGATATGTGGAATGTTAATGAGACGGAACTTTCAGGAATGTGGGATTGGAACAAATTAAAGAAGAGTGTTTCTGACTATGGTGTTTGTAATTCACTATTCACCGCTCAAATGCCCGTGGCATCTTCAGCAAAAATCACAGGTTCTTATGAAATGACAGAACCGGCACACTCAGCAATTTTTAACAGAAGAGTTGTAGGTGGAGAAATCATGATTGTAAACAAATACCTCATCAATGACTTTGAAAAAATCGGTATTTGGTCTGAAGATTTGAAAAATGAAATTATCCTTAACGAAGGGTCAATTCAAAATATTAATTTCAATAATTACTTGGACCCAGAAGACAAGAACTATTTGAAGAAGGTAAAAAGAATTGAACACTTAATTCCTAAGTATAAAACAATTTGGGAGATTTCACAGAAACAACTAATTGATATGGCTGCGGATAGAGCACCATTCATCGACCAATCGCAGTCAATGAATATCTATATGGGTAACCCAACTTTATCTAAAATCACATCGTCACATTTCCATTCTTGGGAAAGAGGATTGAAAACATTATGTTACTATGTAAGAACCAAAGCAATTTCAACAGGAGCTAAACACTTAGCGGTTGACGTATCAAAAATACAACAACCTAAAGTTAAAGTTGAAGTACCAACTGTTAGTTACAATGATATGAACTTACCACCAAAACCAACAAATTCAGATTTTGAATGTTTTGGATGTTCATCCTAATCACGACACTAATCCCGACACTATGTCGGGATTTTTTATTTCATAACTATTTATTGAAAATATCACGACACTATATTTATTTAATATGGCAGATGGAATTACATACGGTATAAATTTCCCTTTTTTACAAAGTCCTAAAGGTAATTACTTAAAACTTACCGAAACTAGTGATGATGAGATTAGAACTAACTTGGTTCACTTATTGTTAACAAGAAGAGGTACAAGATACTTTTTACCTGATTTTGGTACTCGTCTATATGAATATATATTTGAACCATTAGATGGTACAACATTCGAGGATATCCGTGTGGAGATTGAAGAACAAATAAGTAAGTTCATACCAAATTTAACAATAAATAATATATCAATAGAACCATATACCGAAACTGATGAGGTTAGTGGTCAGTTAGACTACGAATTATTGGGTCAGGCTAGTATTTATCGTATACCTGGTGCTAATACAGTAGAATACAGTGCAAAAATAAAAATTGATTATACAAATGAAGCGAGAGCGTTTGGAAGTAGACAATTTGTAATAATAAACATTTAAGATGGCAAATAATAAAATAAATTATACCGATAGGGATTTTGAGTCACTAAGAGATGGACTGATTAACTATACAAAACAGTACTACCCTGAACTAATTCAAAACTTTAATGATGCGTCTGTATTCTCCGTTTTAATGGACTTAAATGCTGCAGTTGCAGATAACTTACATTATCATATTGATAGAAGTATACAAGAAACTGTTCTACAATATGCCCAACAAAAATCATCTATTTACAACATTGCAAGAACTTATGGTTTGAAAATACCGGGTTATAGACCATCAGTTGCTGTGGTTGATGTCTCAATCACTGTACCACCTCTTGGGGATGCTGAGGATTTTAGATATTTAGGTGTTCTGAGAGCAGGTTCACAATTTAATGGTGGGGGAACAAGTTTTGAGACCGTTTACGATATTGATTTTTCAACACAGTATAATCAAGAGGGGTTTGTAAATAGAACTAAAATACCAACTTTCGATTCTAACAACAAAATTATTAACTATGTTATCACTAAAAGAGAAGTTGTTGTTAACGGAACTACAAAAGTTTTCAAAAGAGTTATTAACCCATCTGATGTTGTTCCATTCTTTAATTTCTTTTTACCCGAAAGAAATGTTTTAGGGGTAAACGCGATAATTCAAAAAGATGGTACAAATTACCCTAATGTACCAAACTATACTGAATTTGTTACTTCAACAAACAGATGGTATGAGGTAGATGCGTTAGCGGAAGATACGGTTTTTATTGAAGACCCAACAAAACCTACTGACCAAGCGGGAAATAAAGTAGGAAAATATATTAAAACTGATAACAGATTTCTTACGGAATATACACCTGAAGGATTTATGAAAGTTCAATTTGGTGCTGGTACAACAACACCAAACGTTCAGTTAGCAAACTTTGCTAAAAATGGTATAAACTTAGACTTATCCAATTATCAAAATAATATTGGTTTAGGTTTAACGGTTCAACCAAATACAACATTATTCGTTCAGTATAGAACTGGCGGTGGATTAGCATCAAATGTTGGTGTAGGTGTTATAAATCAAATAGGTACTATAGATTTTGCAGTAACAGGTCCATCAGACACAATTAACTCAAATGTTGTAAATTCACTAACAATAACTAATGTAACCGCAGCTATTGGGGGAGCAAATCCACCATCAACTGAAGAGGTTAGAAACATGGTAGCATTCAACTTCTCGGCACAAAAAAGAGCGGTTACTGTAAATGATTACAAATCGTTGATTGATACGATGCCTGGTAAATTTGGAGCACCTTCTAAAGTTGCTATTACTGAAAACAATAATAAAATTACTATTCAGATTTTATCATACGACCAAAATGGTAAATTGACTCAAACCGTATCAAATGTTTTGAAAAGTAATTTGGCAACATATCTTTCTAAGTATCGAATGATAAATGATTATATTTCTATAGATGTTGCTAAAGTAATAGATTTATCTTTTGAAGTTTATATTGTCTTAGAATCAAACGTTAATCGCGGACAAGTAATTACGGAAGTAATCAATCAAATTTCAAATTATATGGCACCTGAAAATAGAGATTTAGGTGAAAACGTTAACGTATCTGATGTTAGAAGATTAATACAAAACACCGCTGGAGTACTCACATTAACTGATTTGAAAGTTTTTAACTTGGTAGGAGGACTTTATTCAACTTCTGAAACTTCACAAAGATATATAAATAAATCAACAAGACAGATAGAACTTATAGATGATACAATCTATGCTGAACCGACACAAGTTTATCAAATAAGGTTCGATAATAAAGACATTAAGGTGTTTGTAAAAAATCTATCTACTGTAGATTTCTCATAAGATTATTTATTTCCTGAAGGTCTAACCTATTTTTTTGAAAATGGGTAAAATAACTATTTATTTCTAAAAGACAAATGACCAAAAGCTATAGGATACGAACAGCACCAGGAACGGACAAAAATATAAGAGTCAATATTAACCAAGATTTTGACTTTTTGGAAATCTTATCCTTAAAATTAAGACAAGAAGATGTTTATACAAGATTTTGTGCCGACTATGGTGTGGTCACAGGACGTGTCATAGTAAATGGTGGATACGGTGTACCAAATGCAAACGTATCAATTTTTGTTCCTCTCGATGCTATTGATGAGAACGACCCAGTTATATCCACTTTATATCCCTATAGAAATGCTGACCAAAAAAACGAAGACGGATACAGATACAATCTATTACCTTACGTTAAAGAATATGACGGACACGTCCCAACTGGTACTTTTCCGGATAGAAATGATGTATTAACAAGAACTGAAGTTTTAGAGGTTTATGAGAAGTATTATAAGTACACGGTAAAAACAAATGAAAGTGGAGACTTTATGATTGTTGGAGCACCACTAGGTATTCAGTCTTTAGTTTTAGATTTAGATTTATCAAACATCGGTTGTTTTTCTTTGAGACCTGCCGATTTAATTAGGTCAGGTCTTGCTACATCAGAACAATTTAACGGAGACCAATTCAAATCATCTTCAGACTTAAGTTCTTTACCACAATTAGTAAACATCAGACAAGATATTGAAGTTACATCATTTTGGGGTGAAAATGAAATATGTAATATTGGTATAACAAGAGCCGATTTTGACTTAAGGGATTTTGGTATTGATATAAAACCACACGCAATATTCATGGGTTCTATATTTTCATCCTCTGATGAAGATTTTTTAGATAACAGATGTAAACCAAAAAAAGAAACAGGAAATCTTTGTGATTTAGTAACGGCCCCTGGAACTATATTAGCAGTAAGACAAACTATTGGATACGATAGTGACGGTAGACCGATACTAGAACAATATGTTTTACCTGATGGGGGTAAAGTAATTGACGATAATGGTACATGGTTGGTTGAGGTACCTATGAATTTAGATTATGTGACCACTAATGAATTTGGTGAACAAGTTTTATCTAATGACCCTGCGGTGGGTATTCCAACAAAAGGTAAGTATAGATTCAGAATCCAATATCAGAATGAATCTGGTATGGAAAATAACATTATGAGGGGTGACTTTTTAGTTCCTAATGTAAAAGAGTGGGGATGGTCTTCTTCTAATATAAACAACCCCACCGATTTAGACGCACAGCTATACTCTTACGCGTTTAGTTTAGATTGGAATGAGTACGGAGACCCAACAACAACTACAGGTGCTCAAATGATTCAAGAAGCTATAAATTGTGAAGATAGGTTTTATGAGTTTAACTATAACAAAGTATATACTATATCACATTTTTTAGACAGATGGAAGTGGGGAACAAATAGACTAAGACATTTAGGAATAAAAGATATAACGGATAGAACTTGTACAAGTAATGTAAATAAATTTCCAGTGAATGACGGTGTAAGGAATTTTGATTTCTTAGTTTTTATAATGAATCTTTTAATTACTATATTAACACCAACTTTTGGAAGTCTAATTATAATACTACACGTATTGGCGGTTATATATCCAATTATTAGGGCGATTATCAATTTGATACTATGGGTAGTTAACACTTTAATATATGGGATATGTCTCGTAGTAGCATTTTTATCTAAAAAATTAGACGAAGAAGATTGTAAAAAAACAACAATAACACCATTATCCAGCGAAAATCCATTCAAAAGGATATCATTACCTATGATGTCTTATCCTGATTGTGAGGCTTGCCCATGTGAAGACACGGCTTTACCACAAACACCAAACACAACTGTACAAAGTATAGATAGTACAATCTCATCTGTTAATAATAGTATTTTGGCGGATTTAAATTCTATTAGTTCTTACGAAGCATATATAGGTT